CTTTGGCTAATGATTTAAAAAGTTTATCATGAGGCGCATTTTTATAGAAAGTATCGCTAAGCTCTTTCAAATATTTGGCTTTGGATAATGCGTCCCATTCTTTTACACCGGTAATGTGCCTATAACCAATGTATCGTAAAACATCTTCACGCTTTTTATAAACTAAGCAAGGTAATTTTGTAGGCTTATGAATTGCTTCATTCAATATTAATTGAACGCTTTTTTCTTTTTTCTTTGGAGATCTTAGTTCTCCATTCAATAATTTCACAGCTGCTAAACGGCGATTACCTTCAACAACTATGTATGTTTTTCCTTTTTTAACAACTAGTAAAGGCTCGCCAGGAAAGTAATCTTGCTCACCAATAGAAAGCATCAAGTCTTGGACACTTTCATCGTCAAGCATTTCTTCCACTACCGCCGTATCGGAGCCGGCCTGTTCATTCAGCCTATAGAATCTTGGGTTTTCTGGGTCAAAGTCTAATTTAGATGTATCGATTGTTTGGATTTCGTTTGACATAAATCAGTAGCTCTTAGAAGGTTTTAGCTAGCCTAGCCTCAGATTTTTATCTTGTCACCTCCTTGTTGAGAATGCATGCATTTGTTGCATGAATTTGCATGTTTGTTTGAGGATCGTCAATGCTCAGGCCCGCCAGTCCCGGCGGGCTTTTTTGTGGGTCATGCAGGTGCATTAAAACCGACCCATAAAGCGGGCAGGCGTGGCGGGGAAAGCATTGCGCGCTGAGCGTGTTAATTAATTTAATTTTTTCGCCGCTGCTGCGCCGCTGTCGCGTCGTTCGGGTTGGGGTGAGGTAAAGGGATAGGCTTACATGAGCACGCCGTGTAGCGTGTCTGAGGGGCGTAGAGCGATGGGAAAGAAAAAGCCGCCTCGCGGGCGGCTATGGGTAGGTTATTCGTCAGTTTCGAGGCTGTATTTTTTGAAGCGGATAACCTCCTCTCCGAGCCAGCCGTTTACCTCCCGGATCCTGTCCTGTAATGGCATAAGCTCATTGCGGACGAACACCTTTGCCACCTTCTCAACGTCGCCCACGCTGGCAATATTTTCAGGTTTGCCGCCCATTAGCTGGAATGGGATGCGGTGGGCGTCAAGCAGGTCGGCAGCACTGACCTTTTTGATATTGAAAAAATCGTCCTTCGTTGCCACCTCGCTAAGCGGCAGGATCTTGATGCCGTCTGCTTTGCCGTTCGGCGCGTAGAAAAAAAGGTTTTTGAAATTGCCGAGACCTTTCGAGCTGCGCATTGCCTGACGAAGCTCCTCAACGTCGGTGCTGCTTTGCGCCGCGTCGGTCACGTACATGATGTAACCCGCGTGCGCGCCGTTCTGGTAATACTTCCGGCGGAACAGCGTCGCGCTCTCGTTTAGCCAGGCTGAATTTAGGGCGCTGAGATATTCCGGCATTCCGTACAGCTCCTGATTGATATCAGGCTCCAGCAGGTGAAAAACCGATCCGGGCATAAACTGGTGCGGGTTCGAGAACGTCGGCACATACCAGTACGTGTCCGACTCAACCCCGCGTCGGGTATATTTCGCCGGTGAGGCTTCCAGCTTGAGTACGCGGCCAGTTTCACTCATACGCTTTTCAAAAAAGGCGTTGCCGAACACCAGAAAGTCGAGCACAAAGCGGCTGAAATCCTGTTGCGAGAGCAAAGGATGCGGCACAAACGTGCTCGCCAGAATGTTGCGCTTCACATAAATTGGTGAGCTGTGATGCACGGCGGCTCGCAGACTTTTGGCAAGGCCGGTAAAGCTTACCGGCGGCTCGTACCATCTGCCGTTGGTGATGCATTCGACATAATCCAGAATGTCGCGGCGGTCGAGTACCGGGGACGGCTCGCCGAAGGTGAACGCCTCCGTTTTTTGCGTGCCGGTGGTGGTCTCTGTTACCTGCTGGCTGCGCTGGCGCTTGTTACGTTTTCGCATTAGTTGAACTCCAGAATAGAAGATGAAGCCCCGCCGCTGCCAGCGGTAAGCGGCTCGTTAATCAGTACGTGCATGGTGGCCCAGGCGAGATCCGCGTGACTGGCTTCCTCGGTGCGGCTGGCCTCATAGGTGGCACTGCGCCCGCTGCCGGTCATGGTTTTACGGATGGACATAAACGACTGCGTGAGGTCGGTTGCGGCGACGTCGTACTCCAGACAGCCGCGGCTGATTGTGTCTTTTGCCTTGAGCACCATTGCCGTTTTAATTTCCGGCGTGTAGCGGATCTCGCGGGCAGCCGGGTAGAAGGAACGAACCAGCTGATATACACCCTGGCCGAGGCCGGTTGCATCGATACCGATATACTCGACGTAATATTTTTCGGTCAGCTCGCGGATGGCGTTCGCCTGGGTGGCAAAGTCCATGCCTTTCCACTGATGGCGCTCCAGAATACGGAACTTGCCGCCGGTAACCATCGGCGGGGCGATGACCACGCATCCGGCGCTGTCGCCCCGGTGTGACGGGTCGTAGCCAATCCAGACCGGGCGCTGGCCGAACGGACGATCGGCAAACGGGGCGTAATCCTCCCACTCCTCCAAGCTGTCCACCATGCAGCGTTGCAGCTCCTCGAACGGGAACACCGACGCCTTATCGTCAACAAATTCGCACATGAAAAGATTGCGGAAATCATCGGCGCTGTTTTCGCGCTTCAGCGTGTCCAGGTCGAAAAGGGTACAGCCCCCGGCGAGCGCATCCTCAATGGTGACAATTTGCCGCCACTGCCCGTCCGCGCAGGCAACCCCGGCGGCCAGCGCGGAATGGCTGATATCGATCTCGACCCGTTCACTGGCACTGGCCCGGCCCCGGTTAAACAGCTCGCCAGACCAGAACGGATACGCGCCATGCCCGAGGGAGGAGGGGGTTGAAAAATAGGTGGTGCGCAGGTGCTTCTGCGAAGCCATGCCTGAGGCAACCTTACGCAGCCGCTGGAAGTTGGGGATCCAGAAAATCTCATCAACATACAGGTCGCCGTTATGGCTCTGCGCGGTGTTTGAGTTGGTGCCGAGGAAAATCAGCTTTGCCCCGTTGTTGCCGATCACAATCGGGTCGCCGGAGAGGTCAACATCGACCAGGCGCGCAAACTGGATAATGTATTCCCGGAACACATACGCCTGCGTTTTTGAGGCTGATAAAAATATCTGGTTATGACCGGTTTTCAGGGCGTGCAGCAGCGCCTCGCGGGAAAAGTAAAACGTCGCGCCGATCTGGCGAGATTTCAGGATATCGCGGATGCGGTGAGCCAGCCCGGCGCGGTGCCATTTGAGCTGATACTCGAACGACTCCGCGAGGAAAATCTCCTCCAGTTTTTCGATAGCCTCTTCGCTGAAAAAATTCTTTTTCGGCTTCTTACGTTCACCCTTGTTGCGGTTCGCCACGTTGGGATTGAGATCGGCCTCGTTGCCGGTCTGGCCATAGCGGTTGACCCGGGCAAGACGCTCCATCTGGCGCGACAAAAAGTCGGCAACCTTGAAATCATGCGCGGTTAAATCCGGCTTTGCGTAGAGCTGGATGAGCCGGGCTTCAAGTGTGCTTTCCACCCGGTTAAGCGGTGCGGTTTCGTCCCAGCCGTCGCGCTGTTTCCAGCTCTGTACGGTAGGCCGTTTGGTCTGCAACATTTCGGCGATTTGCGGCACGGAAAAGCCCTGCCAGTACAGAAGCGCCGCCTGTCGTCGCGGATCGTTTAAAAGCGTCGTGTCGGTGGTGATGGTCATGGATGCCTCGCCGTGATTGATACAGGGCAAGGCTACTGATGAGCCGCTTACGAATCGCTAAGGTGCTGTTGTGTGAGGGCGTACCCATCCGGCACCGATAGCCGTAAGGGTGCTGAGTCGGGAAAACTAACCCCGAACCCGTAACCCCACAATCAGGATTCCTGACGATGGCAAAAAAAGTAAGTAAGTTTTTCCGTATCGGCGTTGAGGGCGATACCTGCGACGGCCGCGTAATTAGCGCGACCGATATTCAGGAAATGGCCGCCGGTTTTGACCCCCGCGTCTATGGCTGCCGTATCAACCTTGAACATCTGCGCGGCATCCTCCCGGATGGTGCATTCAACCGCTACGGTGACGTGGTGGAGCTGAAGGCTGAAAAAATCGAAGACGATTCGGCGCTTAACGGTAAATGGGCGCTGTTCGGCAAGATCGCGCCGCTCGACAACCTGGTGGAAATGGTCGGCAAGGGCCAGAAGGTTTACACCTCAATGGAGATCCAGCCGAACTTTGCCAACACCGGCAAATGTTACCTGGTCGGTCTGGCCGTCACCGATGATCCGGCAAGCCTCGGCACCGAATACCTTGAATTTTGCCGCACCGCGAAAAGCAATCCGCTTAACCGCTTCAAGACAGCCCCGGAAAATCTGATTTCTGTCGCCACCCTGGCGGAGCTGGAATTTGAAGGCCAGGCCGAAACCGTCTTCACCAAATTAAGCGACACCGTGAAAGGCATTTTTGGCCGCAAGCAGGCCAGCGATGACGCCCGTTTCGCGGATGTGCATGAAGCGGTGACGGTGGTCAGTGAGCATGTGCAGACCAGCCTCAGCGCATCCGATGAGCGTCTCGCCGCGCTGGAAAACTCCTTTGCCTCCCTTAAGCAGGATGTGACCAGTAAAGCCGATCAGACCAGCCAGGCCTTTACGCAGCTTAAAGCCACGCTCGACAACACACCAAGCCGTCATCAGCCGCGCCGCGAGCTGAGCACTGGCGGCGGCGGTGAAGCGACGCTGACGAACTGCTGACAGCAGGCCCGCGAACGGCAGGCAGTAAAACCCGATTAATTACAAATTTCAGGAAAAAATATGCGTCAGGAAACCCGTTTTAAATTTAATGCGTACCTCTCACGAATCGCCGAGCTGAGCGGCGTGGAGGTTAACGATCTGTCGAAAAAATTCACCGTCAATCCGTCGGTGACCCAGACCCTGATGGATACCGTGCAGGAGTCTTCCGAC